AAAGAGGGGACAGCACCAAACTTATGAATGAATGATGCGCCCTTTACTTTACCTCTGGCAACCTGTAACGGAAACTGGTCCTCAATAATATAGTTTTTCATTTATCAGGACCACTCACTATCGTGTGCAATCCTCTTACTGGAAACAATCTTCTTACTTTCTGTCAGAGGATAAACATTCTGAATGATGGCGCCAGGATACTCAGACTGCACCATCTCGGTCAGTTCGTTTCTCCCAGGAATCTTACCTTCATACTGCACCTCAATACGATACAGTTGTCCATTCCACTCCATATCTGCCTCGTATGTTTCTTGCACAGATTCAGGAGCAGACCCCATATAGAGATTGCCATTAAAGTCGCCAGAGATGTTGACGCTTTCGGATAGATAACCTTTGAATGATTTCATCAGCAATTCCACGCTCTGAGGGACTTAGACAGACGATCATCGCCTGTGTTGTTGGAGGGTTTCTGCCTCTTACGCATACCCTTCATTCTTGCACAGAAAGACTTACGACGAGGGTTGCCAACTTTCTTGCTGGGTGCTTTCAGATCGCTGCCAGGATTCTCACGCTCATAAGACTTGCGACCCTTCTCATTGAGACCACCTTCAGAATTCTGACCTTCCTTTTTAGTCCAGGCAGCACCTTCAGCAACTGCTGCCTTGCCTGAGAATTTGCGTTTCTTATTCGCCTCAGCATCCTTCATAACCTGCCTCATTTTCAAAGCAGTGCTAACTGCTCTACGCTTAGAGGGTCTACCCAGGGGTGGTTTTGTTTTATCAATTACCTTAGCAACAGCGAGTCCAACCCCCTCCTTCATCTCCTTACCACAGGGGACTTCTTTGCAACGCTTGCACTTGCTGCACCATGAGGTGCCTTCAGGACATTCTTGCTTTTCGGAAATATACTGCTTGAAACGTTTCATTTGTTTTTAGGATTTTTCGGGCAGTTTGCTTCGTGCTTTTCGATGTAGGTGAAGGGTTTGGCATGACCCTTAGGTGCAGTCAAACCGCAAAACTGACAGGTGGTGCTACGCTCAGCCATAATGATACGCTCCTTTAGTGGTTTTCTTGGGAAGTTTGCCGCCTCTCACCTTGGTGCCAGATGTTTCACCGTAACCTTCGGGATGCTTGCCTGCTTTGGTCTTACCGATAGAATCGGACTTTGCCTTACTACCCTTCTCAGTGTAGTGAAGTTTAGCAGACTTGTCCTTATCTTTGGTGATCACAGATTCTTGCCCATGCTTGCGTCCCAGACGACGCATTACTTTACCAAATCTACGCTTAGACATCTTATCAGGTTTTGATGTCTGATAGGAAACCTCACGACCAGTTTCACCACTGCCATACTTATACTCGCCCACACCTTTCTTGTGACCGATACCGTGCTTCTTGAGATCTTTCTCAAGAGTCTTACGACCCTCACGATTCTTCTTCTCGTCATCGCCACGGTCAGCAGAAATGTGACCAGTAACTTGAGTCTTGGACTTTTGCATCATGCGACCAGTGCGGTTGCCTTCTGCAATAAACTCACGATAGGTCTTCTGACAATCTTCTTTCTTCAGACCAATCTTACGAGCGATCTTACCGACGATACCTTCTTTCTTCTTTGCTTTAGCAGCGTCGAGACGCTTCTGAATCTCAGGAGAATACTTGACAGATCTCTTCGACGTTTCTGCTTTCTTACGCTTGGCATAATCCATGTAGGATTCACCAGGCTTGGTTGTCTTGCTGTAATCCTTCTTGGGTTTAGCAGCATCAGCACGATCTTCACGAGCACGCTGGTTAGCACCAGGACCACCCAATTTCTTATCCTTCTCAGGATCGGGATGCCAGAAGTCACCACGCTCATTGATCTGCTCACCTTCTGGTTCAAAAGAGTTATACATTGCAGGATTTCTCCTCTGACCGTCAGCATGTCTGACCAATCTTGCTAGTTTTTTGAGATCTCTCTGTCTGTCCTTATTGTCCTTGAAAGCGTATGCTGCTTTCTTGTCATCCTTAGGAGCAGGTTCTTTCGCAATCTTCTCATATTTTGCTCTATCTACTGCTTCGCCCAGGTCGGGATGGGGTGCATACAGGGGACCCTGGTAGTTACCAGCAAACACTTCTTCTTTCTTCATGGCTGCTCTCTTTGCTGCTGCTTTTTTAAGTAGTCTTTGTCTTGCTGCTTCTTGCTCATCCTTGGGAATAGCAGTGACAGCACCAACTTTCTGGTCTACATCACCAGGGGCATATCCTTCGTTTGCCTTCTTCTTGGTGTCCATAATAGCACCCTTACCATGCTTCTTACGAATCTCTGCCTTCACAATGTCCAGAGCAGACTTGCCCTTGCCGTGTTCTTTCTCCAGTTGTTTCTGAACCCAGGTTTTACCCTCAGGTTTTTTGCCCCCGCCACCAGATGACTTAGAAGGATAACGGGTGTTGCCATCAACTCCACCACGCTCCATACGGCGATCTCTTAGACGATCTGCCTCTTCTTCGTTAATAAATTCTTCCTTCTTCATCGGTAGACCTTTGTGTTTGGTAGAAGCAAAATCTTTGGCGTCTTTCTTCTTCATGCTGGCAGCAACTTTGGCAACCTCAGGCGATGCTGCTCCTTCACCCTTTTGAGCAGCTCGGACCATACCCATAAAACGCTGTTGTTTGATAGATTTGGCGGGCATCTTACTGTCTCGCTACTTTGGTGCATTTGAGACCAGCGCCATCGATAGTCTCCAAGGGATCCTTTTCCAGATAGAGGACGCCACCTGCTTCGATGCTGACGTTTCTGCTACCCAAAGCAACATACTGACTGTCGCCAACGTTTCTCTCGGCAACCACAGCAGCATCATCAACGACGAGCACGATGGTTGCAGCAGTGTCATTCACAACACGCACGGCAGTTGCCTTGCTCAGGTTGGTTGCAGCACTGAGAGTAACCTCAGACGCTAATACTCTTACTCTATCCATCGGTAATAAGGTCTCCTACAAATACTATTTATCACGTTGCTGTTTTAAGAATTTGGCGAGATCCGCTGTGCTACCTACAAACATAGTATTGTTTGTGGTGTTGACCTCTTTGGTTTTCTTGGGATTCTCAATCTCAGCGACCTTCTTTTGAAGGTCTACCAGTTTGTCAGCAACGTCACCGACATGCTTGATTAACTGACCAGCAACTTCATATGCACGAGGTTGATCAGATTCCTGCGCCAATTCAAGAATCCCATCCACTGCCTCTTGTCCCTTCTCGATGAGTGAATAGAGATTGCCACGAGTATACTCATAGTCTTTCTTCAACTGCTCCTTGGTTGAAGTTGCAATCTCCTCTACCTTTTCAACAGCAGGTTTTTCTGTTGAGACAATATCAGTTTCAATATCTAGAGCATCTTCAATGCCCTCAAACTTCATGAGTTTATTCGTCGTTTCCTGTGACTGGGTTTCTTGAGAGTCCATCTGAGTATTCACTATAGAGTTCATTAAATCCGAAGTTATCATCTGGGTCAGCATCCAGAGGATCTGGAGTGACTGTATAACGCACTTCCCTGGGAGCAGTGATCTTTGATTCTGTAGCCATGTCCACAATAGCCTTGGTGATAAGCTCGCCAGACTTGTCTTGGACAGGACCGTAAAGATAGGTCTTTGCTTGAAACTGTAGGGTATATATCAGAGTGCGTCTTGTATCATAGTCTCCCTCATACTCATCACTATAATCTACAGATGTGAGACTCACAGGATAGTCTCGTGTCTCGCCAAGATCAGCGACAAGATTCATTGTCAGGTTAAAGCTTGGTTGGAAGTAAGGAAGGATCTGCTCAAGAATTTGCAGGGCGTCGTCTTGATTCTTGGAAAGAATTGCCAACTCAAAGTTGATGTTATAGGGAATTGGCATGAATCCCTTATATGTTGCCTCTCCAGACGTATTGCGAATATACGATGTTGGGGATAACTTTCTAGAGGGATCGTATGCAATGCCATTGATCTCAAAAGAGATTCTAGGCAGAGTGATCTGCACTTGATCTTGTGTCGTCAAGTCACCAACCTGACGTAGACGAGAAAGAAACTTTTGCTTAGGTCCGTATGCCAAAGGCACCTTCATCACTTCTGTTTTACTTCCAGAGGTGCGTCTAAGCTCAATGTTATTAAAGAGGGTGCCGAAAGCAACAACCGTCTTCTTAATAATCTCGTGGTATGAATAAGTTCCTAGCATTACTGTGCGTTACCAAACTCGCCAAATGGATTTGTCTCTGTGAAATCCAGGATATCATCTGCCTCAGATTCAATATTATAGTTTTGATCGACAGTATCGCTTAGATTCGTATTATTTAGCGTATTGTAAGTTTCAGGACTCCAGAGAGCACCTGAAGTTAGACCCTTGACAGTTTCGCCAGTGTTGAATGTGCCAGTGCGATTGATCACTTGGAGTTCTCTTGTAGAAGAATTCCAGGACTTGACTTCTGCTCTGTTGTCTTTTGGTGAGTAGTCGATTGCAACGGATGGAGCGCTAGTATAACCATTACCACCAGATGTAATAGTGATGCCAGTAACGAGACCAGTAGAGTTGACTGTTGCGGTTGCAGTTGCACCTGTGCCTCCTCCTCCAGTGATAGTAACGGTTGGCGGTATGGCACTATTATAGTGGTTTCCACCATCAGTCACGGTGAGTGCAGTGACAGTATCTCCAGTGATCGTTGCCGTTGCTGCTGCCCTATAAAGGTCACCAACAATTTCTTCACCGACAACAAAGTCTCCAGTGCCACCAGGATCCATAACGAGTTTGATGGATGCAGCAAAGTTTGTCTGAATAGCATCAACCTCAGCAACACCAGTGTCAATGTCTTCATCACTGTATTCAAACAGCTCACAACGAAGACCCCAGACATGAATCTTACCTAACTGGTAGAAGGGGACTTCATGCTCCACAAACTGAATCTCAAACGTTTTCCCTGCCATAGGAAAATGCACAAGGTCTCCCTCATTGGGACGACCCTCCACAATCAGTGTGGTGTTATCGTCTACGGCTTCTTGGAATCTTTTGCGAGAGATGATAAAGGTTACCTGATCAGATACCCTAACCCCAAACTTACTAAACATGTCTCCGTCTCCACGGAAACCACCAGCATCTTCAACATATGCTTCAATCTCAAAAGCATCATCAAACCTAGAGAGAGTATCTTCTCCAAAGATGCTGTCTTCTTTAACAATAGTCCTGGGAATATAATAGATATTTTTCCCAAACATCTTGATCTGCTCGATGATCAGACTCTCTTGGAGGTCTTGCTCACCCGACGTGCCTTGTGTGAAGTATGAGTTGAGTGCCATATCAGCCAATCATGTCCAGTGGAGGTGTTTCCCAGGTGGTGCGGAGTTGCTCGTCGAGAATCTTCAATTCCTCAACAGCATCATTGTAAATCATCTCGCCATTTAGAGTAACTCCACCAGGCATTTGCACGCCTTGGAATTTCGTCAGGTTTTGACCCCACTGCTTTTTAATCTTTGCAGTGGCATAGTCTTTAACCCACATTTGATTGTAAATCTCTGTCCAAGTTGTAGGATCCATTGCCCTCCAACATTTGATCACAATGTATTGATCGACCAATGCATCTGCTGTCCAGTCAAAGTCGATATACAGTCTATCCTGCACTTGCGAATAGCGAACAGGTTTGATACCTTCCAGCAGGAAATCAATAGTTTCCAGATGCTGCTGGATCATATAGTAATGATAAAACTGTGTAGATGTAAAATCATACAGATCATTCAGACGCATCTGATATCTGATGTCAAACATGTTACGAGTGCCCTTGTCTGTGAAGGAGAATAGACCTTCAATGGAAAGGATATGATCAGGCACCTCAATGTAACCATTGCCCTCTTTCCAACTATCGTTACCAGCCTTTGAGGTATAGGGGGTATTTGTTTTAGCACGATCAATAACATCTTGAGTAATCTGATGTTTCAGATATACCCTCTCAGCACCATCGTAATGGAATTGCTGAAACTTTTGAAGCGTATAGTCGATAGCATCATCGACCTGATCGTCGGATACATTGACCTCCAAGACTGGTTTACCCAGTCTACGGAGGCAGTATTCTTTGAGTTCTGCTTTAGATGTTGGAGATGCCATTAGTTATCAGCGAGTGAGAGCGGCGAGAGCAGCCTTGAGTTGGGTAACAGTTGTAATACCAGCGTCATTACCGATCGCATTAAGAGCGGTATAGATGTCATCAATATCAGCATCATTAGCATCTGCTGTTGCACCCTGAGCAGCAGTTGCATAAGCAGTGCTGTTGGTAGTAGCAGCACTGCCAAGACCAAGGGTAGTGCGAGCAGCAGATGCAGATGTATCATCAATCAGAGATGCACCGAATGTGCTGATTGTGGGGGTGCCAGTCAGATCACTATAAGCACCAGAGGTTGCGACAGTTGCAAGGTCGGCAGGTTGAATGGCAGAGTCTGCCAGTGTGCCTTGAGCAGCGGTAGCATAGTTTCCAGAAGCAGCGGTGATCCGAGCATCGGCGCGAGCATCTGTGTAGTAAAGGTTAGTAAGACCCTCAGAGAGATCGTCTGTGCTTGCTGCAGCGATTCGTGCATCTGCACGAGCATCTGTGTAGTAAAGGTTGACAACACCCTCAGTGATGTCATCAGTTGTCTTAGTTGCAAGGCGAGCATCCCATCTTGCAGTGGTGTAATACAGATTTGATCCTTCTGCCAGGTCGGTTGTAGTCTTGCTGCTGAGGTCGAGGTTTGCACCAACTTGAAGTGCAATACGAGCATCAGCAAGTCCATTTACCTCAGCATCAGTGCGCTCGGTGAAGCTAAAGACACCAGTAGAAGCGTTGTAAGACAGATCCCCAGAAGCCCCAAATGCACTCCTAGCACGAGAATTTGTA